ACGTCTTCCGACGCCAGCTTCGCCCGCAGCTTCATGACCTCCATTTGCTGCTTCACCTGAAGGTCGGCGACTCGCTTCTGCTGTTCGGCCTGTACCTTCAGTTGCGCTGCCTCGGGGCTCTGGTCGAATCGCTGCACCAACCGCACCTTGCCGTCAGGGTCTCGCGTGACGACCGATCCGTTCTCATCCTTCCAGACTTGCCCAACGTCCTGCCCATCAGGGAACTTCGGTTGGTTCGGGTCTCGCGGCATCAGCGACGGCTGGATGTTCGCCTGCTGAAGGTCGATCGCCCGGATCGCCGACGCCTTCTCTCGCGGGGAGAATCGCGGATTGTTCATGATGTCCTGCTTCGCCTGATTGAAGCTGGCGATCTCCTGCCGCTGCTTCGCCGTGTACTTAGCCTGCCACTGGTCGGCCTCCATCTTCGCTTCGGCCTTCTTCTGCTCAAGCTCCATGCCGAACTGCATCTGCTTGGCCTGCTGTTGGAACCGAAGCTGCTCGTCTGGCGACATATCGTATCTGAGCGGCATCCCGCCAGGGTAAGCTGACGGAATGTCAGAGTGCGTAATACGCCCCTGGCCGTGCCCGCCCAAGTCGCCAATCAGATTGTGCATCTGCGGCATCTGCGGAATCGGCCGCTGACCCATGCCGGCGAGCGCCGCGATGAGCGCCATCGCTCCGCCGTTCTCTTCGCCGTGCTTTACGACAATAGGCATTGCTTCCCTTTCTTACAGCTTGAGTCCGCCAAAGGAGTTGATCGTTCCGCTGCCCATCCCGCTCATCCCGCCGCCCTGGCCGAACATCGTCGCCAGAGCCATAAGGAGATTCGCGTTCGGGTACTCGTCCGTGCGGCGCTCGATGATCCCGAGCTTCGTGCCTTGCAGCTCGTCGGCCACGCGGTTGAGCGCCGACTGCTGCTCGCGCTGAATCCCCATCTGCATCGTCGGCGCGATGGTGGTGTTCGACATGCCAAGCCGCGCGAGGTTCTGCATCGCGTCGGCCTGCTGCTGGCCATAGGCCGAGCGAACGTCCGCCATGCGCTGGCCGGTCGTCGTATCGGCGATGTTCAACAGTTGCTTGTAACGCGCCTCATTAGCGGCCTTTGCGTCTCCGTAGGCAGTGTTATACTGCCCGACCAGCGAAGTCATCGTGCCAGACAGAGCCTTCGCAGCTTCCATCTGCTCCTTGTACATCTTCTTCTGCCAGTCCCATTGGTCCTGGGCCATCTGCATCTGCTGCTTCTGCGCGCCGATCTGCGTGAGAGCGCCCTGCTGTTGCAGCTTGTACGGATTCAAGTATTCGCCCATCGGTTATCCTTTCTTGTTGGTCTTGTATGGCACTAGCTTGTTGAGAATGTCTTGCCGCCGGGTGCAACCGCAATCGTACCCCAGCGCCTTCGTCACCTTATGCACAACACCCGCGATGCCGGTTACGTGCGTCACCTTCGCGATCGTGTCGCCCAGCCCACGCGACGGGTGCTTCACGGTCCAAGGCTTTGCGTGCCCGAACTTCACTAGATTCGGGTCGGTCGTTTCGTAGTAGCGGCCTCGCTCAGCTCCGTCAGGTCCAGACAACTCCATGAGCTTGCCGGCTTCCTTCGCCGCCAGGTCGCACGCGATGCACTCGCTCGCCGTGCAGTTGCCGCGCCGCAGGAAGCAGTGGAGCTGGGCCGTACCGTCCCTGCGACGTGAGTACCTTCGGTACTTACACTCCGGAAGATTATTCACAACATTCCTCTTCGGTTACGTCGGAGAACTGCTTGACTACCTGGACCTCGTAGACGTACCAGTTGTGGCACGGCCATCCCGTCTGCTTGCACCCGGGAATGCTACAGCTAGGCGAAGACGAGCAGGCGTAGTACCCTATGCCGCCGCACATAGGAGCGTAGGTAACGTACGGCTTTCCACTCACCGTATAACCGCCCGCCATAACGGTCTGCCAGTCGCCTTCCCACACGCCGGCTGGGCATAGGTAGTTCGTCGTCTTCCGCTGCACGCGCCAGAACACCCGGCATCGCAGCGCTGACCGGCCGCCGCACGTAGGCCCAAGATCATCGCAGCCCGCGTTCGTGCATGGCTCGGTCCCGAGGTCTTTGCTGTAGAGATACTGACAGCTCTCGGGCGCGTAGGCGTTTACCTTCTCTATGCTGATTGCGGCCTGGGCGTCCATGATCCCGAGCTGTTCCTGAGCTTCCTGATACGCCTCGTCCCGCGCGTCTTCGGCGTCGGATATCTGCTGCTGCTTGTCAGATATCGCGCTGTCTAAATCTGACGTGTCTCCGCCGTTACTCTCGCGGCAAGACCGCTTACATTGCAGCTCGCCCAGTTCGCAAGTGTATTGTTCGATCGCGTCGATGCAGTCGCAGTACGTTTCCTGGGCAGCCGCCCACGCGCTGATCGCGGCAACGGCCGCGTTTCCTGCTGCGATCGCCGCGTCCCTGTCCACGTAGGAGCAGCCGCCGACCGTGCCCGATCGACAAGCCGTCAGCGTGAACGCCCCGATGTACGTCGTCTCAAGCCCGCCCGCAACCGCGTTGTCGCATGGAGGCAGGCACCCTGAATACTCGGTTCCTTCGCAGTCCTCTTCGCAGGACTCCTCGTAGCATACGGCGATCCTGATTTCCGCCTCGGCATCCACGCTCGCGTAGCCCTCAAACGGGGTGCTTTCGGCTTTGAGTACGATCGTTCGGCCGGTGTCCGATCCAGTGGTAGGGAATTCGAGCGTCGGCTCCGCGCCCCAGAACTCGCCGACGTTTGCGTACACCGTGGACGCACTGCCGCCGAACTCGCCGCCGGAGACTCGGATATCGACCGGCTCGCCTGTGTCCTTCCAGGTGGCCGTCCAGGTGATGAGAGTGGACGGCTGAGCCGTCTGGTTGGGTCCGTCTTTTAGTGTCGCCGTGATCTCGCTAACCGGGGTTGCTGGAGCGACAAACTCCGGCGCGGTCAGCGACAGGCTAAGGCTCGGCGCGTAGCCTGGCGGGAACGGACCCGGCCACGGCCATTCGCCCCAGCCAGGAGGCTTGTACGGAGTTGACGGCGTAGCTTCCTTTGCCGTGTACGACCCAGCGCCGCGCCCTTGGATCGCCTTTGCCCTGGACCTGGACACGCAATCCGAGACCTGGGCCGAATCGGAACACTGCACGTTCTTCGTGAACGCACAGGTCGCGTAGTCGGCTGCGGTGATACTGTCTTCGACAGGGAGCGTTCCGAATACGAAATCCTGCACGCCGACAGCGATCGAATCCGACGCGGAGGCGTTGTGCGTAACGCCACCGGAGATCCGCTCGGCTTCCAGCCCATCGGACACGCTGACGGAATCCGACACGTCGCCTTGAAAGACGAAGGCAGTTCCGAGCACGCAAACGTACTGCCGCGTGACTCGGATCTTCCCGTCGCCCGGGCCGAGCACCGAAACGTATTGTCTTGTCGCGCGAAGTGCCATGCTATACCGTCTGGATTCCGAACTGTGCCGCGTTGATTCCGGATTCAGTCCACGCCGCGTTCGTGGCTGGGTTTTGCTCGATTACACGGACTTTCGATCCGTAAGAGGTTCCGCCGGCCGATTGGCTGTCGCCCTCGCTCGTGGTGCTCCCAGACTTGCACGGGGTCTTCAGGCTGAAGCTCGTAGCGTCCGTCACGCGAACGTCCGTTGTCACCATGAGCCCCGAGATTCCGGTGAACCCAGCAGGCAGCGCTTCGTAGTTGTAGAGATCGACGTGCCCGGCCGTTGAGTCTTGAACGTAGCTGTCATCGTCGTCGCACACCGACTCGTCCACGGCGGCATAGTTCGCACCGGCCGAAGGCGTGAACTGCGCCGAATCGCCGGCCGCGTTCGGGAAGATCGTTGCCACGCGCTTATTGCCGAGGAACGTGTTGTTCACAGACCCCGACCCATCAACCACATACCAGTCGTCAAGGGTCACGATCATGGACGAGTCGCCGGTCAACCGGATGCCATCGTGGTAATCGTGAGCCCCGGCCCTCGTGTCGATGCCGGTCACTTTTAGCACTTCAACTCCGTTGACCCGCAGCTCGACGCTTCCGCCCGTGCCGTCAGCGCAAACGACCTCAAGCTCGATGTAATTGAATCCGGTCCCGAGCGCGAGACCGCTGGTAGTACCGAACGCCGCTGCTGTTCCCAACCGCACCGACAGCTCGCCGCTGGTCTGCATGACGAGATTTACGCCCTTAGTTGCGCCGTCCCAGAGCGTGATGATTTCGCGAACCGCTCCAGGAAACGCCGCGAAGGCGATCGCGATTCCGGTAGTGAGCTTCGCGTTCGTCGTCGCAAGGGTGCGCTGTAGATACTGGTTCGTATTCGACAGCTTCAGCGCTTTGCCCAGTAAACGGTTCGGAACGACTCGCATACCAGACTCCGTTGAGACGGTCTGGTACTTCCGGCCGACCACGCCAGTAGGAGACGGCGCAGCGTTGTCGGTCGTCCCGAACGCATCGAATCCTTCGACCCACAAGAGCATGGCAGTACCCTACGAGTTACAGGTGTAGGTCACTCGCAACTGATCGCCCGAGGTGACGGAGATGTTGCCGACCGAGAACTGGCCAACAGACCAGAGCGTCCCGCCGCCAGCCGCGTCTTCCTTCGTGGACGGCGCGGTTCCGCCGCCCACCAGCGCCATCCCGTATACGGTGCCGGAACCATTGATGTTGAAGACGGTCGGCGACGAGCTGGTAATCGACTGACCAGAGGCCGCGCCCTCGGCCCATGCCTGGCGAGTCGCCTCTCCGTAAGCCGTGAACTCGTCCCAGGAGTTGGTCCCGCCGATCTGTGCGTACGTGTCGCCAACGGCCGGGCTAGCGTCGGTCGCATCGACCAGCGCGATGTACCACGTTCCGATCTGGGTCGCTCCGTGGAACATCACGTCCAGCAGCTTGTTCTTTCCCTCGTTCGTGACGAGGTTCTTGAACTCAAACCTTCCGATCACCTTCCCGTCGCGGAGGTGTTCGACCTCATACTTCCCTCTCAGGTTCAGCTTGTCCATCTCAGCTCCCTATGGTCTAATGGTGTTCTTGATTGACGCGATTAACTCGACCCACTTGTTCGTCCCGTTTACTTTGTCCCAGAAGATCATGTCGAGCTGATCTTCGATTGCGGGATACGCGATCCTTCGTCTGTCCTTGTATTCCGCAGCCTTCTCTTCGTTTGTCCTTGGGTCACTCCTTACTGGCTCGCCCTTCGGCATAGAGAACGGCTTCTCATACCGCACGATTGAGCATCCCGGATAGAGCCCGGCCACTTCCTTCTCTTGGTGAGGCTCGTGCGTTGCGACAACGATCCCGTCTTTAACTATCAATAAAACCATACTCATTACCCTGAGTATTGATTGTCGGGGAGTAATCGAGGGTATTGCCAAACACAGCCGCGCCAGTTCCGCCGTGCCAGACGTACGCCATCCCCGCCGCGTATGCGCCCCAGTTATTGCAGTACAGCTTTGATCGCCCTACATGGACATACCCGGACGACCACGCCGCCGCAGCCGAGTGCGTACATCCTGTCACGATCGACAGCTTCGCGAGCGAGAACCCGCCTAAAGCCGACGCGATCCCATCGTAGCAATACGAGACAGTCACGCCCTCGGCGAGAATCACTCCACCGTTTTCTGTGTAGATCCCGTAATAGAACCCGGTGAACCCCAGTCCCGACGTGATGTTGCAGTTGATCGCATTGGCAGTCTTGATCGCCTTCAGTCCGTATGCGGTCGTCGTAGCTACGCCAGGGCCGACGAACACGATCTTATCGAGACCGCCGAGACTCGCTCCTACGTCAATTTCAATCGCCGTGTCCGAACAAGTCACCACGGTCTTAACGACCACTACGGTTGCCGCCACTGCGCCGGACGGGGCTGAGGCGTATGCGTTCTTTACCGTTATAGTGAGCCGGTTATTCCCTGTATCGACCGCCGTGACCGCGTGGCAGCCTTCGATAATCTGCGGATTCGTTCCGCCAGACGACGCGGAAATTAAGACGTAATCGCCAACGCTCACACCCGAGACGGAGCTGGAAATGTTAATGACTATCGAGTAGTCACCCGAGCTGCCCGACGAGCTTTGCACGCTCGTCATCGACAGGCTGCTAGTCGTTGTCCCGAGAATCCTGATCTGCGCGCCGAACGGGTGCGAGAACACCAGCGGGGTTGACCATGTATACTGACCGTCAACGAGCTGGATCGTGACCCACACGCCCTTCGCAATAGCGTACTCGGTGAGGTACGTGAGCACTTTGCTGACCGTGGCCCACGGGCTGGCCAGCGAGCCGGCTCCGGTCGTATCGTTCCCGGACGCGCTGATGTAGAACGTCGTATCGGTCGCGATCAACTTCTCCCGCTTCTCCCAGGCGAGCACTCCGGCCGCATCGGTAGACAACACGTCACCGGCCGCACCGAACGCCAGCGGCCACTTACAGCCGTCCAGGAAGACGTTCTTCGCCGCCCCGTGCGTCAACAAGAGGTTATCGTCGGAGGCGACTGTGTTGGTCACGTTGTCAACGGACAGCGTCATTACGGAGCGCTCACTTCTGTCAGGTGTACCCGCGCGACCCAGCGAATGTTCGTAGCGGCCTTCCCGATCACCTTCACAACCAGCGCGTCCAGCGTGTCGTCAGCGACCACGGATGCATCCCATGCCGCGTCAGAACGCGCAATAACGGTCTTCATGACACCGCCCACGATCGACGTGGTATTGCTCACACGCTTGACAAGCCCCTCGAATTTCATCGCCAGTGCGTTCGACAGGTCGTCCTGTACCCCAGTCAAGTAGACCGAGAACAGCCAGCAGTCCTTCGCGATCAGCGTCATGCGGTCGGTCGCACCGAACAACGTCAGTGCGGTTTCGGTCGCGTTCGTCGTTGCGCCCTTGACGACCAGCAGACTAGCCTGCGAATCGCCGGCCGCCGCGAAGCGACCCGGTGCGAAGGCGAGCTGCGAAGCGTGATCCGCGACGGAGTAGTACCCCAGCGCGACCGAATGCACTCCGCTCACATTGCAGTTCCGCCCCATCGAAACGCCAGCGTAGCCGGTGCTCTCGACCGTGCTCGTCTCGCCGGCCGCGACAGAGCCGACAGCCGCAGCCGTGCATGTATAGCCCAGCGCGACGGCGTAGTTGGCGGACGCTGTATTGCGAGCACCAGCGACTACGGCACCAGTCCCGCTTGCCACCTGGGCCACAGCGGAGCGGAGGAACTGAAGGTCGATCGCACTCGCGCCCCGGTCGTTCCCGGCCGTGCTCATCTGAAACGCCGTAGCGCTGAGCGGGGAAGCGATCGCCTTGGCGTTCGCCCCGGTCATAACCACCTGGAACGCGACCGGCTCTAGCGCCGTGACGCGCCCGCCGAGCGACGTGATATCGCCCTCGATCGTAGTAATGTCGCCTTCGATTGTAGCGATCGCGCCTTCGGCGTCGTCCAGCCGGTCATCAATCTCAACGTCCGCCGCCTGGAGAGCAGCAATCGCAACGTCCGCAGAGTCCTTATCGAACCGCAATCGCTGGAGCGAACGGCGCACCTCTTCAGGGATATAGGTATTCGGCGCACGTTCCACTAGGAGATCCTTCTACGGCCGCTCTCGCGAATCGTCATGGAAATGTCTTCAACCGCCCACTTCAGGCCAGACGCACCGGTCAGCTTTAGGATCGTGGCCTGCCCGCGACATGCCGGGTGATTCGTGGCGTTCAGCCCCCCAACCCACGTTCCGAAATCGGAGATCGGGCCGTTGACGGTCGCCTCAAACGTGAGGCTCGGTCGCAGCTCCCACGCCACGCTGCCGCTTCCCTCGGCCATCGTCGCGTCAATCGACATGACGGTCCCCGTCTCGCAATCGCGAGCCAAGGGGATTGGGCCGAATACGGCAAAAGACGTGAACACCTCTCCGGCATCGCTTTCCGCAAGGTCGCAGAAGCGGCGCAGGATTCCGTCGCGCCCGCCCAGGATCACGCCGGACTCTTCGATCGCCGTCGCCTGGATCGCGCAGGTCGCGGTCGGCTCGTGCTCTGACACGAGCGACACTGGCCAGAAGGTCTTCCGCTCCCAGTCCATCCACCAGTGTATCCTGGCGTTGGAAGACTCCGGGGTCAGGAAGATATGCACCCCGCGAGCCTGCACGTCGTATTCGAGCGACACGCTCAGCATGTCGGGGTTGAGGTTCATGAACTCTTGTGGCAGCACATCGCGAGACAGCGGCACCGGGAACGCATCGCCTCCGGGCGGAAGCGCGTACAGTCCGTCCATCGACAGGAAGATCAGCTCGCCCGCCGGGCCGAGGCACCATGCGTTCGGGCCGATGATGCCCACCGTGCGGCTCACAGCGCCGAGGCTGCCGCCGAACGCCGGATCGCCACGGAGCCGCCACAGCGAATTGCGGCACCCGAAGACCAGATAATCGTCGCTGTGCGGAATCAGGGCTACGATCGGATCGCCCGGAACGCCAGCCTCGCTTGACGTGCCGGCCACCGCTCTCTGGCTGTCGGTCTGGGAGTAATCCCAGTCCAGCTCGTCACCGGATCGGCTCATGTACCAGACGTGCGGAGCGATCTCCGCGCCGGCGACCACGAGGCGATTAAGGTATCGGCAGACCAGCGGGCAGCCCGTGGGCACCTGACCGTCCGTAGCCGTGAGAATCGAGATCGTACCAAGCAGCGGATCGTAGACCTTCGGCGCTCGCTCGATTCGGTACGCGCACGCCCCAGTTCCAGCAGACGACTTCAGGGTGACGCTGCCAGCCGCCACTGAATCAATCTTGTAGGTGCCGGCAACAGCGGTCCCCTGCGGATTCGAGATGACGACCACCATGTCGTCGGCGCTGATCCCAAGGGCCGTCCAGTCGGCAACGCCGGTCGCGTCCAGCGCCGTGCCGCTGACAGATCCGTCCGTCCCACTGGCGGCCACTTGGCCGTAGTCGGCAATGTAGAGCTTCTGCCCGCTCTGGGCAGCCTGGAGCGGAACGTCGTCGCGTACCGTGAGGCTGGACGTAACAGCCGTCAGCCGGCCGTACGGACCCTCAAAGAACAACTTCCCGTCAGCGGATGCAACCAGTGCCGTGCGAAGCGTGCTCACCGGACTGGTCGAGTAATACTGCACGCGAAATACATTCGCCAAGCACAACCCGCCAGCGTTCGTGCATTTCAACCCGAACCCAACTCGCTTGCCCGTGTGCGAATCGACCGTCCGCGTGATGATCGCGCTGCCGGCCCAGTAGACCGTGACGCTATCGCCCGTGACGACGGCCGACAGCCAGGCCGGGCAGGCGAGCCCTCTGCCGCCGCCGGCGGACGTGTAGTCCGTCACAACGCCGCCGGTCACTGTTCGCAGCGTGCAGTAGTAGGCGTCGGTCGCGTCATCCATCTCGAATTCGACCATGACACCCTCCGTGATAATGTCGGGCGAGCTATCGTTCAAGCGTAGATAGAGCCTGTACTTTCCGTGCCACGATCCGATCCACGGAGTCAAGAACGCTTCGACCGTGTAGGCCTGCGAGGTATCGACGGGGAGTACCGTCAAGACTGCCTCGCCTTCATCGACGCTCGTGTCCACACTGGCCAGCGCTGTGGGCAGAATACTCGGCATGTCTTCCGACCAGATCGGCTGCGCCCAGGCAGCGGCCATTGACGAGCCGCTGAACGTGTCCGACCATGCCGTGAATCCGTCGCCCAGCGCGAGGGTCATCGGCGAAAGCAGCCTCACGGGACCGCCTAGGTGATCGACGTGCGACTGCACGATGCCTGGCCGGCTACCACCGCGCTCGCGTCCCTCCAGTGACGAGACAGCGCGTACGTTCAGCAGCGACGGGCTGGTGTAGGGTGGCTGCTGTTTGTAGGAGCCACGCCTATTCAGGCCGCCGAGCGGGAACTGGACATTGAGGCGTCGATGCTTCGCCATGCGTATTCCTAGGCAACGGTGACGGCGTCGAAGTCACAGGCGGTGACGGTTCCTTCGTTGACGTACAGGGCTGTTCCAGCGCCGCCGTCCGTGTGTTGGAATAGGCAGCCGGTCTGGTAGCCGGCAGCGCCATCGGACGGAACCGTCGTTCCGCTGGCGAACAACAATCCGGTGGTGAGGGCCGGCTTCTTCATCTTGAGCAGGCTGCAAATGCGGTCGATCATCGAAAACCTCCAGAGTCAAAAGTGAAGCGGTTCTTGTTCCCGCCAGTTACGAAAAGACGAGTGCGCTAGGCCGCTACATGCGGCCCGGCTGTGAACTGAATGTCGCCGTCCTGGTATGTCCCAGTGCCGCCGTTGCCGATGGCGTAAATGGCCTTCCTCGCAGCAGCGCCGCGAAGGACCAGAACGTCATTGACGTTGACGAGCTGAATGCCTTTGCCGGCGACGGCCGCCTCCCCAATCCCGATCGCAACCGCTGTTGCGTTGGTCTTCTGGATCGTCAGCACTTCCCTGTAGTTGTCGGCGGCCACTATTTGCGTGCTAGCCGCAGTGGCGGTCCAGTTATCTTTTGCCATGTCACAAACCCCTTTCGGTTGTTACCTTTTCTGTCCGCCCAGTGCGCTCACTAACTTACTGAATCCAGACGGCGCATAAGCCTGGACTAGCTTCTTTGATCGCTCCTGCTGAATCTCCTTGACGGTAGGCTGCGGAACTGGCTTCTTCACTGGAGTCTTACTGCGAGCCGCCATGTGTGCATCAACTCGCCTGCGCTCCGCGAGCCTTTCGGATTCATTCATTAGAAAGTCTCCCCTTTGTATGTAATCGGATAAGAACTCCCCGTGTCGCCGTGACGCGGTCGAACGAAGTCCGTAAGCTCGGGACTGCCCATCTGTCCGTAGTAGCGAGCGCCACGCTTGCGATCGCGTGAGATGGCATCCACCAGCAGGGCTTGGTACTGCTGGGCGTGCTGTCCGATCTCGTCATTGATCCGAGCCTCGGCGACAGCCAGGCACGATTCCGTGTATAGCTCCGCGAGCTGCATTCCGCCGAGCGGGTACGGATTCGCGTCCGTGAGCTGGCCGCTATACGCCTCGTACTCGTAGCTCAGCGTCTTGGCCTCGTTTGGCTCCGGGTAGAACAATACTTCCTGACGCTGTCCCGACGCCCCGGTCGATTCCTTGTAGCGGATCGCGGCGTATCGAGGCAGATCAGACAGAGCGGACGCGGCTCGCATGGCCAGCAGCTTGCCAACCGATACGACGACGACCGAAGCGCGATACTCGTCAGCGCCGTAATGGAACGCGCCGATGAGCCGCCCAAAGTCGTCTGGGAGATCATAGTCGCCATCGTTGGCGGTGATGCTCAGTGTCTTCGTCGGCCGCAACCACGACCACTCGTAGCCAGAAACCTCGGCGCTGATTGCCGGGGGATAGTACACCCGACGCACGCCAGACTGCACGATACTATTGATCTCAGCGAGCTGGGCAGCGGTCCAAGACGCAGAAGCTCGGCCATACCCGAGGAAATAGCCAACCTCCGCACGGAGGTCAGTAACGCCAATCGAGAGGGAGGATTCCGCCATCGCACCGACCTCGCAAGACAACGGGAGATGAATGGGCATCCGGCGGGAATCGAACCCGCGTCTCCGCCTTTGCCGGGCGGTGTGTTTCCACTTCACTACGGAGCCAATGGCCGGGGGTGAGAAGAGAGGATCACCCCCGGCCTAAACCGCTCTCGGAGAGCGGGGAGTCGTCAACTAGCCGAGCACCGATCCGAGCACGCCGATGCAGTACCAGTGGCCATTGGCTTCGTTGCCGTACCACTCCAAGCAGCACTCCTCATCGTCAGCGTCAATGGTAATCGTGGCCAGCGCGGCAGTTGGGTCGGCATTGCCAAGACCCTGCTTGCCGCTCGTAACCGTAATCACCACGTCGCTCGTGGCTAGAGCAGCCATGCTCTTGAACATCTTCCTCAAGCCAGGGATCGTGCTGTCAGCCAGCGTGAACGTGATGTTCGCGGCCAGGTCAACGGCAGTGTCGAAGATCGTCACGCCACCAACCATGAAGACCTTTGCGCCGCCCGCAGGAGCGAGCGTTGGAACTTCAACCAACCCCGAAGGCAGGCCGGTCTGGAGCACTGCCAGGACCGTGCCGGCCGTGGTCGAGCGATCCACGGTCTGAAGCGGAGTTGCCGAGCCTTCGCCCTGGAAGCCGGCGTAGCGGAAGTAGCCTGCGTAGGTGCCGGCGGCCTCGCAGGTGAGGATGCCAACACCGATGGTGACGTTGGCCTTTGCCAGGATCTTGCAGACCGAGCCGGGGCGGTAAATCTCAATGAGCTGTCCGCCGGTCTTCGCGGCGTAGTCCCGAGCAGCAACACCAGCGAAGTGCCGGTTGTTGGTCTGCGACGGCAGCTCGACGCGGTTGTAGCGCCGGGCGTCGGCATCGGTTGCCGTGCCGTAATCCCAATTGTAGCAAACGCCCTGGCCTTCCTTCAGCGCGGTCGCGCCTTCAAACCAGACCCACTCGGCGTAAACACGGCCCGCCTTCTGGTGAGCATTGATGGAGAAATCCACGTTATCGTCCTTTCAGAAATGGTGAATGTTATTGGAAGCGGAAACGAACCCTGAGCCTCAGACTACGCCTTGTAGAGAACGCACTGACGGCGCAGGTTCGTGCAAACCATGTTCAGCGTGCAATCGAGATCGACGCGGCGCACGAGGTGCTTGCCGGGGACCATGTACGGCTTGGTCAGCTCGTTCTCCCAGCCGGCCAGCACGCCCACGGCAAGCCACTTCCAGTCCAGCATGTAGACCGGATCTTGCGTGTCGGCGTCCAGCTTCGGGGCGTAGGTCAACGGGGTGCCTTTGAACAGCGCCCGGCCGTCCTTGCTGGCCAGATCATTGCCGAGGTCCATGTTCTGGGCCTCCAGGATTTCCTCCATCAAGCCGACCACGGTATCGTTGGTGTAGATTCCGTTCTTCATCGCACCGAGGTCAGGCTGCGCGTGCGAGACCGGGCTGCGGAACTGAATGTTCCGGTGAGCCTTCCGCATCTTGCGTACGAGGTCTTCCTTGCTCACGGCCGCGTACGAACCGGACCAATTGGCCCAGCGAGCGTACGTTGCTGTGGAGATGCCAGCCCGGCCGGCAGCAAAGCCGTCAGGGTTTCCGCCGTTGAAGCCTTCGGAGGCGTTCTTGACGACCCAGTATTGAATACCGAACGGGGTCTTGTCGTCGGTGGAATCCGTGGGCTTGCCCCACAGGATGGCTTCCATCAGCTCGTACAGCGAGACCATCATGGCCGTGTAGCGAGTCTGCACGAG